GGTGTTCCCACTGATCCGTATTTCTCAAATGTCGCCCTCTTGCTCCACTGCGACGGCAGCAACGGTAGCACGACGTTTACCGACTTGTCGCTGAACGGCCACGCGATCACGCGGTATGGGAACGCCGCTATTTCGACCACGCAGAGCCGATTTGGCGGCGCATCTCTGTATCTGGACGGCGACGGCGACTATCTGGAAATCCCAGACCACGCCTCGTTCGACTTCGGGGCTGGCGAGTTCACGATTGAGTTTTGGGCCTTCTGCACGGACCAGTCGACGCCGTATCCGACCTACATCGCCAACGGCACGGCAGGCTTTGAGTCGGGCTCGTGGTCGATCCGCTATGACAACAGCGGACAACCGCAGCGATTCGGCGTCTTCTGGAATCCGAGCGACCCGCTGCACTCAACGGCCAGCGCGTACTCCTTTAATCAGTGGCGACACGTCGCCGTCGTGCGTGACGGAAACACGATCCGCACCTATGTCGATGGCGTGCAGCAAGCGTCAACGGCCGTTGACGCTGGCAGGACGCTCGACTTGACGCAAGGCGGTCACGGCCGAATCGGGTCGGCGCGATGGGACGGCGGGAACGGGTTCTTGAAGGACTACATCGACTCGTTCCGAATCACAAAAGGCGTGTGCCGCTATCCAAGCGGCACGACGTTCACCCCGCCAACAGCAGCTTTCCCTGACGCATGATCCGCACCTCCATTTTCATCGCCGCCCTCGCCACAGCCGGTGCCGCCGCGCTGGTGCTATCGGCTCGCGCAGGGGCGGCGGCAATGCGGTGGGCGATTGGCAGGGCGATCCTGAGCTATTGGTGAGACTATGAGCAGCACACTACGCGCACTCGCCGACACTCTCGCCGATGGTCTGCAATCGGTGACGTGGGCGATTTCGTCCACGGTCGTGGAGCGTCGCAATTGGGCGAACGTCGACCTAGAGGCAATGAGCGTGCCGCATGTATTCGTCGTTCCAGGCAATGCCGAGGTGACACGCATTAGCCGCCAGATGATGCAGGTGGACTACACCGTCTCCGTATTCGTCGGGCGTCACGTCCAGACAGACAACGACGTTGACGCCATGCTTGATCTCGCAGACAGCGTCATGCTCCAGGTGCGTGCCCACTCGTTTGGCTCTGCCGTCACCTGGCCGGCGGGCGTGTCCAGCCCGCAGACCGTGGGAATTGACCTGAATCCTGACGACGCACTGACGGAGCGCAACGTCTGGCGTGCCGTGATCACGGCGACGTATCGGGTGTTCGAGGCGAACGTGCTGCCGACGCCGCCAACGCCGTAGGAGGCTGCTATGCCGTCGATGCTCTCTGGCATGAGCCGGGCTTTCATTCGGCCCGGCATGATCGGCGGCAATCGCCGGGAGATGTCTGCCGACACGCTTGGGCGGCTGAAGCTGCGGGCGTCGATCAGGGGCAACTTCTTTGATCGCCCGAAGGTTGCGAAGATGATTGGCAAGATGAATGCCAAGGTGCTGTCTAACCTCGGCTACGACATTAAACAGGCCGCACAGAAGGGCATCGGGCAAAGCCCACCGAAGACATCGGCGGCGGCACGCCAACGGATGGGGCGTGGCAAGCCGGTTGAGTTTGTCGGCGGTCTGTACCTTGACATAACGACGTACGGCTCTGGTCAGCCTCGGGCGGCAGGCAAGCCCGTAAAGTCGTGGGCACCGAGGCGTTGGTTCTACTACGACATCAGAGACTACTTTGATCCGGCACGAATCACAGCCGTGATCGGCACCGAAAAGACTGCCCCGTGGATGGCGCAGCTGCACCAGTTCGGCGGCACCGTCAAGCAGACGGCGTGGCGAATCGGCGTTGGAGCGGCACGCAATGCGTACCTGCGGAAGCGCGGCAACGGACGCCAAGGGCGTGACGAGCGAGGGCGATACACTTCGTCGCTGCCGCAAGCGAACCAGTACGAATACGGTGCCTTGATCTGGCAGATCGACAAGGCGGGGCGGTTCAAGAACTCCCGCAACTGGGAACGCACGACGATCACCCGCATGGCACGCTATCCAGCCCGCCCGTTCATGGCAGGCTCGAAGCGGGTTGATGCCGCCGTTGCCAAGGCAAACGAGAAGTGGCGGAACATGCTGGCCCGAAACTAGCGACGGCATACCCGGTCTAGATTCCGCCCTGCTGCCCATACCGTGAGCGAACCAGCCGCACCGCTGGCACTCGCATACATGAGGGCACCCTATGCCGGCAGGCACACTTGACATCAAGCTCGGGAAAGACGTGACCATCACGGGCGTTTCTAACGCCCGCACCTGCACCGTCACCAACTCCGCATCGGAAGTGGACGTCACGAAGTTTGGCGACACTTCTCGGAAGTTTTCAAAGGCTCTGATTGAGCAGACCATCGAGCTTGAGTGCGTTGACGCTCCGGGTGTCACCATCGGTGGCACGTTCACCATCAGCGGCACGACGACCGGCAATGCGTCTTACGTCTGCACCAACATCAGCGAGAGCCAGCCTCTCGATGGCGTCGTCACCTACACGGTCTCGGGATCTCGCACCGTCTAACCACTCACCACGAATAGAAACAACCACACATGGCTATCACTCTCGGCAAGGACGGCTCTGGCATTCCGCAAGTATCGGGAGCCGCTATTGAGGGCGTCATCTCGGCGACGTTCACGCAGGAATGCGAAACGGTTGATGTCTCGAATCGCAGCAACGTCGGCGGCTCTGCTGGTGCTCCTGGCCGCAGGGTCGCTAGGGCCGGCTTCGTGACGAAGACTTGGGAAATCGAGTGCCACGACGCTGACGGGTTGCTCACGTCGCTGAATGCCGCCGGAACCAGCTATTCCGTGATGAGCGTGTCCGAGAACATCAGCGTCGATGGGGCTGTGACCTTTAGCGTGACGCTCAAGGAATTTTAAATGGCGATCACGCTGGGGAAGGACTGCTCCATCATGCTCGATGGCGGCTACATCTTCAGCGCTCGCAACGTGACGCTGACAGAGTCGGCTCGCACTATCGACGTGAACCCGTACGGCAGTCGCTACGCAGGCGTCTACAGCACGGGTTACGAGTGCAGCGTGTCCGTTGAGTTGAACGATGCAGCGGATCTCGGCACGGCGTTTGAGCGGATGCACACGGGCGGGACGTTCACCGTCAACGGCGGTGCTGGTGGCTTTTCCTTCTTAGCGGTGATGACCGGCATAAGTGAGACAGACCCGATTGATGGCGTGGCGACGTTCACGCTTGAAGGCCGGATGACTGATCCTAGATTGGCGAGGTAGTGGGATGCGTGAGTTCCGTGATGACCAAGGCAGGCCGTGGCAGGTGGCGTTGACGGTGGCGTCGGCGCTGCGTGTCCGTGACAACGTCACGGTCGATGTCGTGGACGAGGAGAGCGGCGAGCGTAAGGCTGTGCCGTTCGACATGGTGGACGCTGCGAACATCTCGCAGACGTTCCAGGTTCTTCGCAGCCAGTACGCAAAGATCGGCGAGATCCTCTACGCACTGCTGACCAAGCAGGTCGAAACGAAGGGGCTGTCGAGGGAAGACTTCCTTGACGGTCTGCGGGGCGATTCGCTGGACGCTGCGACAAAGGCGTTGGAGCAGGAACTTGTCGATTTTTTCCCGCAGCGCCTCCGCAAGATGATCGGGCTGTTGGCCGCCAAGATGGACGAGGTAGCCAACGAGATGCTCGGCAGAGCGGAGGCGGGTCTGGAGAAGGCGACGGTGGAGAGTCTCGCAGGAGCATCTGGGACGCAGTCTGGGAAGCCGCTGGAATCCTCGGAGTCCATCCAGGCAAGTGGACCGTCAGACAACTCTTCGCCGCTCGTGACAGCCGCCTAGAACACGAGTGGTGGCACACGGCGAACATCCTGGCACAGCAAGCGAATCTGAACCGAGACAAGAACTCAGCAAAAGCCGACCCAAGGAAGTTCAACCCGTACGCGAAAAAGCCGAAGCCGAGACAGGCGACGCCTGATGATCTGAAACGCCTCTTTGGCAAGGACTGGCAGAAACACGTATGAGCGCAGGAGCAGTCAGAGCCGGCGGCGTGTTTGTCGAGATCGGTGCCGATCCCAGGAAATTCTTTTCGGCGCTGGCTCGGGTCAATAAGTCGCTCGGCAATATGGGCCGCTCGCTGGCTTCGGGCGGCGGCAAGCTGGC